GTAATCAAACTTCGCTCGAATCCCCGTGGGCTTGCCCCGGGGAGCGTCAAAATAGTATATGTATTAAAATAGATGTAGATATTAATAAGTTAGCCTCTGTAATAATAAAAGTTACTTGACTTTTTAGTATTATGTATAATATTAAAAATTGGTTATTAATTTATAATTATAAGAGAGGTTATTATGGCAAAAAGATTAATTTGGTTGGACGATAAAAAAGATGAAATTATTAAATTACACAGAGAAGACGGGTTGACCAATCAGCAAATAGCTGATCAGCTTGGAACATCTGCTAGTTCTATTAATACCCGTTTAAGAAAATGGGGTGCTAACATTAGTGATTGTAATAGAAATAATCGTATCGACATACCGGAAGAAGAAATTCGTAGAATGTATTGGGATGAGAAAAAACATCCGGCTCAAATTGCTGAAAAGTATGGTGTCCATAAGATGACTATAACTCATAAAATGCAAACTTATGGAATACCATTTAGAACTAAAAGCGAGGCACGTATTGGAAAATTAAATCCCATATATGATATAGGACATACTGAGAAGGCAAAGAAGAAGATGTCAGATGCATTTGTTAATGGTAGAAAAATGGGATATAATAGTTATTGGGGAAATAATCAAAAATATATTACTCCAAATCAAGGTGAGGTTACTATGCGTTCTGGTTGGGAAGTTAAGGTAGCCGATTATTTAACTTCCAAAGGTTTAGATTGGTACTATGAATATGAGTGGTTAAGTATAGGAGATGTAAATTACCTTCCGGACTTTTTCTTACCAGAATTATCAACCTATATTGAAGTTAAAGGTAGGAAAAAGAAACAGGATATGGAAAAATTTGAGAAGGCGAAAGCTATTTATAATATTAGTTTATGGGATGGTATAGAATTATTAAAACTAGGAATTATCGATAACTGTGGTGATGGTAAATTAAACAGAAAGTATAGAAAAAAGAAATAAAAGGATTAACAAAGTGATTAAAGAATATAAATGTGATACTTGTGGTAATGTGGTAGAAGTTTGGGAACGTTTTGATAAAGTACCAGAAAAATGTCCTTTATGTAGTGGTATTATGAAAAGAATAATTTCTAAAACTACATTCCATCTTAAAGGCTATGGTTGGTATGCTACAGAATATGGAAGTAATAGACAAAAATCTAAAGGAAAAGGGGAATAATTATATGCGTCGTGGGTGGATGGTTGAACTATATGACGGTACAATAATGACAGAAGAAAAACATAAATGGAGAGAGGTTCCTAATAGTAAAATAAAGTATTTGTCTTTACTTTATGACGGGCGAAAATGGGATTTGTCTGGTAAACAGGCATATTTTGTAAAGAATAGGGCTTCCATGTCACCTGGTGTCGCTGAATCTTTTCGTATAGAACGTAGATGTATAGGTTATTATGAGGGAGCTACAAAAGTTCATTATTATGTGGATGAGGTTTCTGGTAAATTTTCTATGTATGTTGAGGACAATGGGTAAATTTAATGACAACAAATTCCATTAATAAATGTCAGTATTGGAATATATATGAGCCTCACCCTTGTATATATTGGGATTCAGTAAATAGTTCTTGTAAGTATAAAGATATAAAAGCTGAAGCTGTAGAGGTTGTCGATGGGAATGATACCCCATCCTATTTTCCTCATTGTAATTATATTGGTACAGCGTTGGGATGTACCCACTTTAAGTCCTCGTCTCCAGGAAATTTTTTACAACGTTGTATTCTTCCTGATCCATCACGTCACGTTTGTAATAGAAAGACTGGTAAAAAGTGGGTTTCAGTTTCAACTATTACTGAGATTGATCCAGAAACTGGTTTTGAAGGTGAAACAGCATCTATTGATTTTTCATTAATTAATGGTTATAACGATGGTAGTTGTGATGGTAAAGGTACGGATACTACTTGTTCTGGATATTCGCCGTATCATATGGGTTTTGGGATATTAAAACCTTCAGATAGTCAAGAGTTGGATACTTTTAGCTCAGGACACTACTCATCAATTGATGATTTCGGTTATCAACTTCCTATAAATTTTACTATTTACAATATTAGGGCTGTACTTTCTAAATGTTATTGGTGGAAAGCTGATCCTGGAAATTTTATAGTTACTGATACTGGTGAGGTGGAGTTAGGAGGTAATTGGGAATGTACTTGTCCCAAAGACACTAGTGTCTATAGTGAGTTCACAACTGAAAATGGACCCCCATGTAATGGTTGCAAATCGGAGTGTCCTAATTATACAGGAGTTTGTTGGCAGTATTGTACTGATGATAAAATGGAAACTGGAGATCCAATTTTAGTTGAACAGATACATGAGCTAAGATATTATCATAGAGAACATAATTGGACAAAAAATGACATTGAAGCTATGTTTATGGATGAGGGTACTCTTTTTGCTTGGTATGGTACACATACCTCTGATACTTTTAAAACAGCGTCTTTAAAAGGCGAGTTGTCAACCACTATTACTATTGGAACTGGGGGTGCAGTAGAGGAATATAGAATTCCAGCAGTTAAAGTTTTTATGCCTTCTTTTGATGAATTTACTATTGAATCTAAAAAATTGGAGTTAACCCAAGGTACTGAGGTTAGTGGGGAATTATCTAAGTTTCCTACCTTAATACGAGAATTACAGTTATTACCATTAGCACCAATAATTAAAACAGAGTTTAACAAACATATTTCTGCTGATGGTGATGAGAACTTTTTATTTGAAACACCTTACTTAACTGAAGAAATTAGTACTTTAATTTATGGTAAATCTTTTTATTCTGAAAAGATGTATGCTATGAACATAAGCGATTCAGAATTGCAATGTGTTCTTCCCACTGAATTGTATTATTTTGATAATGTATATGATATACAAGAGCAATTAAATTCAGAAAATTATGAAATCTTTAATGAAAACTTAGTAAGTGCACTTACTGCTATTAAAACATTTACCCCAGATAAGATAGTTCCTAACTCTTTACCCGATGATGATAGGACTTTTTTAATGGATGTTTCTGTTTTATCTAAAGATAAGACATATGACTCTACTAATGATAATACTATTTTAGTTTATCAAGAAGTTGATGGCGTCTTTACTTTTGATAAAATAACATTTACTAAACGAGTTGTAGGCGGTATGTTATTTCAAGATACTTTTGAAATTTTAGGTGATGGTGGTTTAGTAAGAAGACCGATACCTGATTTTGAACAATCCTTTATGACTAATTTAAATAAAAATGGTAATATGTCTTTTCATTTTGAACCTTTTGTGGATGCTGAAATTTCGACAGATGTGTCTTACATCTATAATGATATACACCATGATGACCCTGTAGAAGGGTTTAATTATGTTGGAAGTAAAAAATATAAGATAACTATACCAGAAATTATACTTGAAACTTCTGCAAATTCTGATGTTTCAAGAGAGTTTAAAGTTATAGGTTCAAATGGTTATTGTCTTATTAGTTTAAATAATACGTCTATTAACAATGTTATAGAAAATTGGGAAGCAGAAAAAATTTTAGTTGAGTATGAAAGGGAGGTTGTGGAGGATGATGATGTAGTTACTATTGAATACACGGAGTGTGAGATGGAAATTGTTCATCATGGGGGGGATCGTAAGTTATCAGGTGGGCAGGTATTAATTAAACCTAAAAATATGGAAGATTTTAGTTCAATTTGTGGCGCAACTGTAAAATTGATTAATGTGTCATATATTGAAAAACGAAGCTTTGATCAGTCACCGGAAATAGCTTGTGGAGAATATGAAGAAGTAGATACTACTGATAATACAGTTTTTATGGAAGCCGGTGAGTTTGATGGTGATGCTAAACAATTTACAATTAAAAATTATAAATTTGTTTTAACTTTAGCTGCTGTTATGCAAGATAGCGTGGGTAGGGCTTTTACTATGTCAAGAACCAAACCTATAGGTATGGTTAAACAAGTGGCGTGCCCGGACGTAGAAATATTTTATAAATGGTCAGCAAAATATAGTTTGTGGCAGAATTTACCAATATGTACTTGTTGCGGTGCCAGATCAGAAAAGTGGATTAAAAATGATGTTATAAATGTAAACACCCCAATGTGTGGGGATCATTTTGAATGTAAAGGTTGTTATCCAGGGCCCATGTGGTGGCCTTATAATGAATGTCAAGGGTATGTTGGTTATAACCAAGTTACTAATTTAGATAATTGGGATCTATCTATGATAGGGCTGTTCAAAGAAAAAGATGATGCTGGGGAATATGTGCATGGTAGCCATGATATGCGTATGTTAGGGCCGCATAAAAGATATGCTTATTCAGGTGTATATTGCCCTCCTAGACCATGTTCCTGTCCAATGTTAACATATAATGAGTATATGACAGAAGAACCGTATTTTACAGGTTATGGTAAAGTAAGAGCTGGAGTTTCTGAGTATCAAATAGCTATTTGGGAAGGAACCAGTGAGTTGCCAGTAATGCGTTTTGGAAATGAACTTCGTTCTGTTTTAAGGTCTTATCGTACTACAGATCAAGCTCCGTATATTGTAATTGACAAGGTTACAGGTTTTCCGACTACGGAGTGGAAATTAATGCCAGCAGCCCAAATGTTTTCTAAAGCCGACATTACTTCTGAAAAAGATGCTATGTGGGATTATTTTTGTGGCCCTGATGGACCAAATGTTAGTAATCCTTTAGGATTTTATACAGCCACCGAGTTTGATGGTATCAGTATTGATGAAGAGTTAGATTACACCAGTCGTTTTAGATTTGAGGATATAATTAATGTACAAAATGAATTTGATCTAGGATACCCAAAAACTACAGGTAGTTATGTGGTATCTACTGGAGACAAGGTAGTAACCCCATTTTATAATTTTAAAAAACATCCTTATAAAGATAAATTTATACAATGGGCGTGGCAAGAATTTTGGAAACCTATCAAAAGAAATAACAATGAAGCTTCTGATTATACTTATGGTGATTTTATTAAAGAATACATAGATAAAGGTACAACTAGTAATATTAAGGGTACTTATTTAGAAATAGACTCCAAAGTCAGAGGTAAACATCTTATGCTTGATTTAGAATATCCTGATTATAAGTATGACTGGCAAAATAAAGAATTTAGGCTTGTTTGTGATGAAAATATGCAAGGTGTTATTAAATTTAATTGTCCAGTAGAAAAAGATCAGTATACTGGGGAATACCTTGGTTATCCCTCTCTACAGCTAAATAATGGCCCTAAGAGGGGTATAAATTGGGCCGGTGATTGGTTAACCGTTGACAATCAAGATGGTACTTTGGCCTACGGTGAGACAATCGATGATTATAATGTGGAATTATATGAAGAATGTATAGGTAATTACGAGATGGATGTGGACACCTATATCAAGTCTGGGTGGTCTGACCAGGTGACCTTGTTTGATACAGGGTATGATGATAAATCTAAAAATACAGCTAAAGATGAAGATAGGATGTGTTTAACTATGGAAGGTACTACTGGTGATAAGGTCGAAACTCATTTTCAAAGAGGTTTGAATGTACGTTTAGTTTTGGATAAGTTAAATACTTCACCATTAAAGGTAGATAGAATAACACAGTTAGATGAAAAAGGCGAATTTATGGAAGTATTATGTGGTACTGGTGGCAATTTATCTATAGGGTTTACTTTTGATGAAATAAACCGTACGGTAGGGAGGTTAAATTTTAGTTATGTGTATGGTCCCAAAAAGGTTGCTGAGGCTATACCAGCTACTGAAGATAATGAGGCGGTTCCTGCAGTATATAAATATTTTCATAAACCAGCTATAGAGATTTATAGTTCACCAAATGGTAATAGTTCTTCGGCCACCTTACTACATACTACTGATTGTATGGTGTTGTATGACGGTTCACCAAAAAATGAGGCTTTTTTTGAGGTAAGAAATGAAACTGTTGAGTGGGAAAATACATGGGATTATATAGCTAATGGGGACAAGGGTTTATATATTGTATTTAGGACCGATCCGACGTCAGACGAAATAGCAGCTCTTAATAATGTAATAGAGGATAAAGATCGGTATCATAAATCTTTAAATGCAGTAAGTGTTTTAAATACTCAAATATATGAGGAGAAATTGACGAACGCTGAAGAATATATTGAAAACTGGGAAAGGAAATATTACGTTTCTTATGGTGAGTCTGAAGATGGTCCTCCTCAAGGGAAAAATGATCAGCAAGTTTTAACAGATATTCCTCAGTACCCTCATTCTGTGTGGCAGGTTGACAATAAGGACGGTGTAAGCGGTATTTCAAATTCTAATGGTGAGCATGTGTTTATAAATAAATGTAGAGGAAGATTTGTTTTTGATGTTTGGGAAGATGAGACGTTATTAGATTATAGCGATCTATCAAATATGGAAAATCTTCAGTACAAACTATATAATCAGGCTGCTGAAAAGGCAACCGGCCAATCGATTATGAATGGGATATTACCACCAGGTTTACATGAAATTTTAGCCAATACTGGTGTAGGGTTTTTAGGTGCAAAAGATCTTTCATTAAAAAATACTTTAATCTCTACTTTAGCTGATATTAATCAATTTCCTATAATGCAGCCAGAAGGCCATTCTTATATATCTAGCAATCCGTGGACTGAGGGTTGTTCTGGTAAAAATAACTGTTATGGGGGAGATACCTTTGCTTGGAGATATACCAATATGGATGATGATTCTTCACATACTGCCGCTGATTCTTTTAGTCAGTATTATTCTGGTACATATTGGATGATGCAGCGTAGGGAAATGGCTGCTGATTTGAATGTGGGGCTTTATGTTCTCTGGTATTCACGAAATACTTCTAATAATATATTTCCACAAGAAGAAGAAGACTTTACTAAACTGGTATATCCAGAGTTGGATGTTAAGCCTGTGGGAGATAGTGTTGGTCAGGTACAAGCACCCACTAGAGGTAATCCAAGCCTTCCTTTTTATTGGGGAGGTATGTGGGGAATTACTTCTGAGCCTATTTATGGTGATAACCCTGGTTGGTAGGAATAAAGTTAAATAATTTAATTAAGGGGTGTGGTAGAAAAATAAATGAAAGATATGGTTTGTCCTAAATGCGGCAATGATCTTTATGAAAATTCAATGGATACTGTTTTTGAATATAATAAAGATATAAAATTACTGATGTGTGAAGATGGTAATTTGGATGTTGAAAATGCTCCCAAATATATGGTATTTTCTTGTATTAAATGTGGTTTTAGAAGACGTGTTTCTTTTGAAGATTACTTTCGTTCTAGACAAGAAACTGTTTTAAAAACTTTAGGTAAAATTCGTTCCGATTCTTGTGTTAGAACTTTAGATCACTCTATAAAATATAGTGAAGATAGTGGTGTGTTATTTTGTGGTTTATGTCCAGGACTATTTGATGGTGACGGTATGTGTACTAATGATGTTATTAATAATTGTTTTGTAAGGAAGCGTTTACTTGAAAACTAATTATAATTTATTGAAAGATGCTTACAGCATCAAAAATGTTTCTACATGTCGCTATGATTCTTTGCATGGTTATGTGAGTGATTTTAGTAGAAATGGTGACGTAGATGGTTGGGATATATATTCTAATATATGTTTATATGGAGTGTGGGATAATATACTATTTGGCACTTCATTAGATAAAGAGTGTTATATTAGTAGAACTAATATATTTATCCCTATTCCGGCAGAAGAATACCATATATTTAAAGTTACTATGAAATTAACTATACCTGACGATTTACCTGAACATTTTATACCTACTAAAGGTAGACTTATGTGGCAAACAGTTGCAGACCCTTCATGGGATGAAGATAAATCTGTAGATTTTGATTTGGTTGTTAATGATCAATGGTATTCTTATATAATAAATACTGGTGAATCTCAGTACTGGCAGGGGGATGTTAGTAATGTTAGGATTTATCCTTTTACTGACGGCAAACCTGATATTAGGTTTACTATTAAAACTATTAATATAGATTCTACAGATTATTTTCAGTGTATCAATACTCAGTGTGATTATTACACTAAATATAGTCATCCATGTTTAGGTATTGGTAAACGTGCCTCTATTACTTCAGGTATTCCAAAAGAACATTTTACTACAGTATCTGGTGTTGATGATAAATTGATCATAAACATAGATGGTTATGGAGATCAGCAGGTAAATTTAGGTAATTTTACTAATTTAGATGGTAATAGTGTAGCTAAAGTGTTAGTGAATAAAATAAGTTTATTAAACGTAGGTCAATACGCTTATATGGAGGCTGAGTTTATTTCTGATCAAAATAAACTTATATTGTATTCAGGATCTTACACTGAAGGTGGCTCAATAGAGGTAGGTGGTCCAGCAGCAAAAGTTTTAGGTTTTTTTGATGAATTTGGTACTGATGTTTCTTATAAGACTGTCGGCGAAGCACCTGCTTCTGGGTTTGATTATTCAGCTTCGCGTAGATTAAAAGGTTTTGAGTTAAATGGTTTAATAGATTTAGATACAAATCATTCAGCTTATTCTCATAATCCAAACCAATATACTGTCGAGGCGGGCCGTTCTGATTTTGTGGATTCGATGAGTTCGACGCATGCGCCTAGGCCTATTGATGTGGATTATTATGAGGAGTTGGATGGTAATAATAAATTAATTATAGATGGTTCTCACCCAGTTAATGACTCTGGAAGAATCACTTTAATAAAAGTTAATGGCTCTAGATGTAAGGATGTTGATGTGGACATGTATTCTTCTTCTAGATTTAGTTCTTCTTTCAGTAAGGTGGTCTTATTAAGACCTTACAAACCGGACAATGTTGAAACCTCTATTGCTCAAATAATTTATACAGCTACTATAGAAGATCCAGAAAAGGGTACTGTTCATACAGCTGATGACGTCACTTATAGTGTTGAGGTTGATTGGTTAGTGAATAAAGGTGATTTAATTGGGTTTTATAATTTTAATGTTTTATGTCCTTTTTCAATGTACCAACGTCAACCTAATGCTGTTTATTTTGAAGTGTTAGGTTTACCTGATGGTAAATTTTCAATAGGAAAACCGGCTGCTAAGGGAGTGATAGGACTATCTTTCTACGCTAGAAGTAGTAGACTACAGGAAAATATTCAATTAGATATAGATCTTGGTAGACGTGTTAATATAGAAGAGTTGTATGTATATGGTGAGGAATTAAAAACTGATTATGAGTATAACGTTGCTGCTTGTTTAGATGTTAATTGGGAAGTAGATTTACATAATGAGACTCATTGGCATTCTGTTAGTCATTGTTATAGTTCTATACAACATAGAGAAGTGGAGCATAGGAATAAAGCTTATGGTATAGAGTGTTTGTGTGATTGCATAACTACACCTGATAACGGCCAACAAGGTACTTCTTATACAACTAACCCGCTTGGTGGCGGACTACATTATGATGGCACTAAGTATATACAAAATGATGACCCAGATACTTATAGTGGTTTAGTAACTATAGGTAATCATTGTTATTTTTATGTTAATGGTGATGGGGAGTGGAATAATGCTGGGTGTTCTTATTCGTCTGATGAAAATGCTGCTGTTAATTATATGGAATTCCAATATCCGTGGAACGGTGGCGAGCCTTATGATTATGAATTTGATCCTATTACATTTACTTTATTATTTCCTTACGGTAAAAAAATTGATGTACATAAATCTGCTATTTATTTTAAAGAGTCTAATAATTTTAAACATCTATCACTTTCTTACTATTTAGGGGAGTTTGGAGAGAATGGTGATGCTGAAGAAATACATTGGAAATATGTACCTACCTTTACTTCTATAGATATAGATGGTACTATGTTATACGAAGGTATAACGGATGGAGAAAGACGTAGCCAACAATATGATGAAATTTATTTTTCTAATCCGTGGCCTTGGGCTAAACCTGAATATAAAGACGGCCAATGTACCAATTGGGATATTTATCAAACAGTTATGAATGAACGCCTGAACACTTTAACCCATTACTTTGGGCCGGTAGGGTGTTATGGATTTAGATACCATAATGAGTGGCATCTAAGTACTAAAATAACTGAAATAGAGGTATTTAGTTATTTACTTATAGAACCTTCGTTATTAGATAATGTGAGTGTGTATAGTTCAGTATATAGTGATGAATGGTATGAGTTGGTTTTTACTGAAGACGTTGTTGATAGTGGAAGAATAAAAGCTCACGTAGCAGGTAGTCCACGGTATTTAAAATTAGAAATAAAATCTCAGGATATATTTAAGTTTAAAGAATTAAATGCCTTTGTTTCTAATGAGTATATAAAAAATTTAGATTGTTATAATACTATAGCTGCGGATAATGCGCCTAAAGGTGTTGTAACAGAATCAAAAGAGCTGACTATAGAAAATACTTATAATGTCCCTTTGAATTTAATAGTAGATATCCCTGCTGATTTATTTAAACAGGAAGATATTTTATCTTGGATAAGGTTTGATTCTGAAGAATCTACCATTAATGCTGAGATAGGTACTGGAGCTGTAGTTCGTAAAAATCCAGATTACCCTTTATTTATGGAAAAAGGTCAGGTAGCTAATAATTGTAACTCTTATTATTTAAAAAATATGGTAGATGGTGCAGCGTCATATCAACTTTTAAATAATTATAAGTGGTGTTATTATAAAACTTTGTACCATAATGAGGATGTTGGTTTTACTAATAGTGTTGCTGGCAAAGCGTATTCAGCAACTTTTGATAAAGTATCTAGTAAGTATTGGAAACTAGGTGTATTTGATACTGGAAGATACGAACTAAGTAGCTTTAAATTATATAATGGTTTAGATTTAGTAGATAATTATAATATCTATATACAAGCTATATCTGATTTGTATAGTGGTAAATTTAAAACTTCTATTGATCCTGTCACTGGTAGTATACTACCGGTTGGCTTAGTTGAGGATGATTTTTCTAATAACACTTATTTAGATTATTGGGATTATTCTTTTGGGACTAATCCTGGTAATAATAATTTTATAGAGAAACATGGTGCTATATTACCATATTTAGATGCGTGGGGATTTGCTTCTATTAGTAAGGAGTTTTTTCCAGGAGTTCTTAGTTTTAGTATAGATATTAATTTTAGATTTGATCTGCCCAACAATTTAAAATATATAATAGAATTAATAGATGAGGATAATAGGGTTTTATTTACAATGTCTTTGACAGGGCAGTTGGATACTACTGCAGTTTTGGATGTTTGGATGGGTTTTCCAATTGATCAGGAGATGACTTATGCTGCTGTTTATGGTACTAATCCAATGATATACGCGGCTGAATATAATATCACTAATATAAATTTAGAAGAATTAACATTTAGTGTAAAAAAAGTAGGTAACACTTTTGATTTTGTTTCTTTAATCAATTCTAAAGGTGAAAGCCTTTTTAGTGTTTCGGATAAAACCGCCTTTCCAGATAGAGTTACTAAATTACGTATAAGTTATAAAAATATTTCTTCTGAAAACTACTATACGCAAACTAATAAAATAAGTACGAGTAACGTAAATTTTAAAGCACTTCCTTATTTAAGCGCACAAGAATACATAGCTTTTGATTTTAATAGTAGTGAGCCTGTAGATAGATTTGAATTTGTACACACTCAAGATGAATTATTAAAACCTGCTGTTTTAATAAGTAATTTGGATAATAATGATTATGTATTTTGGGCGAGAAATTTTTCAATTACTGGTAGTTTAACTTCTTATAATTTTAAAACTTATTCAGATAATGCGTACACTATTTTTAGTACTCTTAGTGTAAATTCTAAACCTTGGAATCTTTTTACTGATGATGGAGACAAAAAGTTTTATTTTTCTGATTGTAACAGTTGTTATGTAAAATACGATTTTGGTGCCGGAAATAGTAAAATTATTAATTATATTTATTATGTTCCTTATACAAGTACAAATTATCAGACTCCAGACACATTACAGTTATATGGTACAAATCAGTATGGATCTTCCTTCGATCCTAATTCTTCAGATAATACACTTTTGGTTGAGTTTGAAATTAATAAGTATGGGGAGCCAAATGCTTATAATGAAGAGTATTTTGTAAATAATAATTATTATAGATTTTTAATAATATATTGGCCTCCAAGAGAAAATAAAAATCAAACTCTTCTTTTATCTCAAAAAATAATTCTTGGTTATAAGTTTGATAGTTCTCCTACCAGTTCTTTAATGATTACTGAAAATAATTATTATAACTATATTGCCATAGACCTTGGTCAAAGACATGATATAGATTTTTTAAGGAATTCAGGTCCCAATGAAGATTTATATAATATATGGAACAATGCAGATATAGTTTTTTCTGGTTCTGATACGGACAATATAGAAGAGGTTGAGTGGATAGCTACTTTACCAGCATTATTACTAAATTTTGAAGATTTTACAGACAGTTCTGAGTACAGCCATATATTATTAAAAACAGGGGATGTCACCATCAGTACTGTGGATAGTCCTGTAGTCCCAAATGGCCATGCTATATTTAATGGTGGAAGTATCTCTATAGATTCCTCAAGTGCTTTTAATTTATATTCAAATGAATTTACTATTGATTTTAGAGTTCTTAGAATTAGTAATGGTTATGGAGGTATAATTTCCAAAGTTTCTGATTTAAATTCTACATCCTCTTTTTCATTTACTTTTGATATAGATGGTTATTTAGTAGTAACATTACATAGTGGTGGAAATTTGTTTGAACTAAAATCGCAAAATGTTTTAAATACGTATAACTGGTATCATGTGGCGGTAGTTAGATTTAATGGTACATTAGGTTTATATATAGATGGTGAAGTGCAGGATAGTATTTACATAGGCGTTGGTGTTGAGATAAATAGTAGCGTTACACCATTAATTTTAGGTAATATAAGGGGTTTTTATTTTAATGGGTATTTAGATGAAGTACGGTTTTTAAATGGTCTTGCTTATTGGGAACATAGTTTTAATCCTCCAGAAGTAGCTTATAGTAGCGCTATAGTTGGAGATAAAACTAACGCACGTTGGGTTAAAATACCATTATTATGCGGTGATAATATAGTTCGTTATTTACAATATATAGGTATATACCCTAATATAACTAAAGCATATATGCCTGGTGGAGGATTTAATTGTGAATGGATACCATTCACACCTTCAAATAGGCTGACAGATTATTCTGAGGGGGCCCGTAATATTGCACCTTATTGTACTATATTAAATATAGCTCAAATGGTTTATGATTTTGACGAATCTGGGTTAGCTGGATGGGGTAATTTAAATTATTCTTCTGTTTTATCGTCCGGTATTGAGCAAACTAATTTTTCTGGTGAGTTTGTTGATTCAATATGGGAGTCTTATACTGAAAATTTTACTAATATTTATTCTAATATAGTACAAGAGAATAAAGCACTTACTATAAACTTTAATACAGATGATGATGGTGATTGTAGTTTTAGAACTAAAGAAGTTTCTGGTAGTTGTTCTATGGAAATAGAAGTTAGTTTTAATATTAATTCTAAAAAAACTGGAAGTACTTTTACTAGTTTATCTATTTATAATCAAGACAGGTCTAGTTATTCACAGATAATTAGATTAAATAGAAGCGATCAAGATAGCCCGCGTTTACATTTTGTTAAAGATGATACTCTTGTAACTTTTATAGCATTTTCTGGTACTTCTATTGAAGACATTACAAAATTTAAAATTGAGAAACAAGGTTATACTTTTACAATCTCTTACTTTAATAGAGTTTCTAATACATGGTTGTCTTTTAATTCTTTTGATGATTACACTTTTACATATTATGAGCCTGTATTTTTTGAGTTTTTAGTTGATAAACAATCAGATTTTCCTGAAGAAATTATTAATATTACAAATGCTAAATTAGTTTTGGAAGATAAGCTTGTTCAAAGCGATTCTGTTTGGGGAATTAGTCCTGTAGAAGGAGGCTCATCTCTTTATTGTTTAGAGTATCTTACTCCAGAAGTTTTGACGGATTTAGGGCCTATATTAATAATAGATGATCTGTCAGATGGTAGGGATATTCAAAACTTTGAATTTTATTATTATAATGAAGGGGTTGGTGGTGGTGGCTTCTCTATATTAGATAATAACGATGATGAAATTTTAGGGATAGCTACTAATTCTCCAGAATGGATGGTACATTCCATTAATGGTTGGGAAGTTATAAAAGACAGTGTTGTTTTAGGTAATGATGGTTGGTACAAAGTTGTAGTATCTTTTGATTGGTCGTTGTTTATAGCTGACATTACCTGGCAGAGTGCCTACACAAATGATGATTATATTAACTGTTCTGTTGGTTTGATTAAACAAACAAATGTATCTAAATTTCAAATAAGAGCTATGGCTGGTAGATCTTGGGGCTTAAATTACCAGAAAATTAAATTTGACAATATAACTATTACCCCTAATACTTATTGGATGTATGAATGGTCACCATATAATTGTTTATCAGGGGATTCTACTGTTGAGGGGTACGATAGTTCTTGGGGATTTTCAGCAGTTGATCCTAAACCTACACTTATTTTAGATTTAGGTGGAACATATACTATAGATAAATTTAAATTAGTCCACAACCCTTCTTCAGAAACTACCGATTGGTTAAATACTGCTTATACTATTTCATATTCTACGTCTATGTCTGGAATATTTACCCCAATAGTACAAGTTGCAGACAATACTGATTATAGCGTAACACATTACATTGCCGATACAATTACTTGTGCGTTTGTAAAATTAGAAATAGATGCATATACTAAACCGACTATAGCTCCGATTTTATCTGTAGAGCGGCAGGATGTTTCAGATAGTTATATAATTATAGATGGTGGTTTTTTAAGAGAATTTGAAATTTGGACTTATGAAAATAATGAACCTATAAATTCACAAGATCATCCAGTAGTTTGTTTGGATCTTGGATATTTATTTAATATTTCAGGACACGACTTTAAGTTATATGGTGATTATCCTTATGCCGATAATTGGAGTAATGATGAAGATTTTTATCAATACTCAGATGATTGCAGCCCCAATCCTAACGAAGTGTCTTTTGGGCCAACCAATGGGGCAAATATCCCTTTTTATTACTATGATGAGTATATAGATGTTAATTATATTGGTGGGCCTGTTATATTAACTTCATCTGTGTTTTTATCTAAAGGTGATTATAAAGTGCGATGGGAAATTTATGCTCCTGATACTGATGGTCTTGTTAATATGGATATTATTGGTTATAAAAAATACACATTATCTTCTTCTGTAATAGCATCCGATTGGATTTTTCAAACAAATTCTATGAATATAACTGAATCTGGTTATTATTCTATACAAGTCCGCGCTTTACCTAGTAGCCTTACTGGGCCTTGGGGGATTAGAGCTGTTAGTTTTGAAAATACTCAAACAACTTCTAAATGGGTGGCGTTTAGGAGAATTACTGCTGAAAATTTTACTTATGATGAGAGAGATCCTAAAGCGATTTTAGAAGAGGATCGGGGAGTGGCTGTTGGAATTGATTATTTAGAAAAAATATTTATATATACGAATGAGTATATTCGTCCAACTGAATGTAGTTGGTGGTGGTCTTCAGGTATGAGTGTTTTAGGTAATGATGATTTCAATACTAAAGAAGGCTTTCGTTCTTTGAAGATATCATATCCTGATTCTAATAGAACTGATTTTATTAGATTTCAGGAGGGGGACACTTTTGGTTTAGATGATAAGTTTTCGTTTAAGGATTCTTTAACTATGTGGTTGTATATAAGTGATATTGAAAAATTAGACATTGGATTTGGTGGTATAGCTTTTGGCAGTTTTGATGGTTGGAATAGTGAGGAGACTTTAAATAATTATTTAGATAAGTATTATGATTTGATAGATATTACTCAAAACATTCATTATTGGGATTTTAAAGATATGGATCTCATTACAGGTTGGAATTTAGTCAGATTACGTTTTGATCATTATACTAACATTTATCCTGAAGCTGATCCTAATACAGGTTTTTTAGATTCAATATTAAACTATCGTAAACATAGAACTTCTTCTTTTGGTATGATGTTTAAAGGTAAAGGTGAGGCTTTTCATATGTTTTTAGATGCTATAAAGATAGAAAGGAATTATTTCTATGATGATGTAATTTTTGGTGATAAGGGTTTATGCTTAACTTGGGGAGAATTTGCAGAAATACCGCTAAGTTGCGCAAATCTTAGACGTGGGTCAATAGAGATGTGGCTAAAATTATATACTGGTTCAGATGGTAAAGATATATATGAGGGAGTGGCTTCTAGAACTATATTTACTTTGGTAAACAATAGAGATGAATGTATAACTTTAAGTATAAGAGGTTCCCATTGGTTTGAGATAGGTATAGGGAATACTAAAGCTTCTTTTTATCAATTATATGTTGATTCTACAGAATATGATTTAAGTAACTACACTTTTGGTATAGGTGATATTTTTCATATAGCATTGGTGTGGAGTAATGATGGTGTGGATATGTCTAATAATAATACGCTACGTTTGTATATAAACGGGACAGAATGCTTATCTTCTAATTCAACTTGGGATGTAACAGATGATAAGGGGTCGTTGTTAAGATTGGGAGGGGGCAATTCTTATTTATCTACTAATGATAATGATGATGGTAGTGCTATTTTTAGTAATGTTAAATTGTATAATTACTGTAAAGAAGATTATGATTTAAATGAACGAAGCCCAAAAATATATGAAACGTCTTCTCCAAATTCTTTTTTATACTTATCCAAAGACGATGTTAATTTTTATAGTAATACTTCTGTAGAACTTCCTATGGTTTTTGAAGCACTTCAGCCTGGTGAAAATGTAAAAGTGTATACTAAAGTAGATAAAACAAATCCAGAATTATATAATAAACATACAGGTACTATAACAGTTGATTGGGAGGTTCCAGTATAGTGGGGATAATATATGGCAAATTATAATTTAATAAATAGTGGATTAATTGAGACCAACGTTTTAGGTAATAAGCAATTAAGTACTGAAGAACTTGCTTATTTATACAATGGAAATACTACAACTTCAGGTATTACTATTTTAGATACTGATATTTTATATATAGATATAGATTTATTTAATAGGATTAATGTTGAGGATTTTAAACTATATATAAATGTTGTAGGAGATAGGACAGCTTCATTGGTAAATGTTGATTTTTATTATAAAAATTTAATAGATGACAACTATACTTTGTGCTCTAAAGAACATGACTTAGAAACTTTTTATCCTATTAATTTGCCAGAATTATTTGCACCTAGATTTTTTAGGATAGTTATATCATCTTTAGAATGCTCCATATTTGAAATAGAACTCACTAATGAGGATGACAATATAGCCTTTGGTGATGATGGTAACCAATCTTTTGTTACTGTAGATCATACTTATGGTAATTACACTACTTTACCTATCTTTAATAATGCTGACGTTGGCACTTCATTAGTAAATGCATATGTTTTAGTAGATTACCAAGGGAATGCGTCCGATTTTTATTTGGCTTTAAGTGATTCACCTGATGGTGAATACAAAGGGTTATCTAGCGGCGCAATGATAGAAACTGATGACACTTCTTTTAATTATACTTGGTCAAGAGGGGTATTTTATGGTACATATGTAAATGGTGATAATATTGAGCATGATCCTACTTTTTTTGAAGACAGTAGTTATTATACTACTACAGTTATATCTTTTGGCGATCCCTTAATGTCTTCTTTTTTAATTACAAATAAAACTGTTCCAAGTGGTACCAGTATAACTTGGGGAAGTTCAGAATATCAAGATACTGTAAAAATACGTAGTAGTAACACTCCACCCCTACCTTTTACTAAATTCTTTATTACAAGCACTGAATCAGATTATATGGTGAATATTTGTAAGGCAGATATGACTAGTGGTGCTATGGATATATATTCTACCATAACTACTACTTCTACTTCTAATAATTCAGTGTTGTTTGATAAATCTTCTGGAACTTTTCTTATTCTTTTTTTAAATACTACAGTAAAACGTTTTAAATATGATTGGCTTTTGGATTATGACACTGTTAATGATACTAATGGTGGTATTATAGCCTCATCATCATCTTCTGCTGATAATGGGTTTAAAAATAACTGGGCAGTGGACGGTAATGGTAATGTTTGGGGGTATGTTAGTAATAGTGGTTATAAATTAAGGTTTCTTAATGCGGCATCTTTAGATGCCACGACAGTACTGACTGATTCTACTAATTCTTTTGTTACTGATTTATCTGCTAATTTAAGGCATAGTAGTTGTTGGTTCACTGATCCAACAGTTAAAATGCTTAAACATGTTGATTATAGTGGTGATTTGATAGTTAGTACTTCTATGAATAATCCTACATATGTCACATCTTTATACGATGGTGGATGTTTGGTGGTTGATGCTGGAACTAGTAATATAATACGATTAGATTACTATGGGGAAGTGGTATCAGAAATTAGTTATCCCTCTACGTATTCAATTGTAGATATTGATTACAATATTTCGGAGGAAATTACCACACAAGCACACGAGGTATTTTGGATACTTACTTCTACTGGGTATGTATACCAATATTCATTTTCAGGTGAAATTATTTCAGATATAATGTATATTTCAGCTACAAGTATACATGCTTTTTTAGGTGGTTGTTTGGTGCATTGTTCCTCATCAAACAAAACTTATCAATTGAATTCTGACGGGGTTCAAAGTAGAGAATGGGATTATTCGTCGCTAGGTACCATGGGAGTGGCCCCTTTCCCAATCTCTATGACTTACGATGAATATTTAAAACAAACAGGATCTAGTCAACTTTTACCTGTCAAATCTGACCCAGTTTGGGGGTCTGACAGTGATGCTGGGTGGGAAGAAGTCAATGATGATGGTTATTTACTTCCTTTTTCTAAATATCATCAACTTAAATATAAATTTAATACAGCAAGGTTAGAAGTTCCTATAGTTAATGGTGGTTTTGAAACAGGCGATTTCACTGGTTGGTACGATGTTTCTTATAATTGTACTATTTCAACAAAATCTTATGAGGGTACTTACGGCTTTAGGTTAGATACCAATTACGGTAATTTTAACTGCAATCTTTACCAAATGATTAATCTTAGTGATATTTCTGGTATAGATTTTGATATTTTAGATTTTAATAGTCAAGGTTACATATTTAATCTTAATTTTTGGATACTTTGGTATAAACGTTACCAGGATTATAATGGTTATTACTCTAGGGTCTATTTAGATTTTTATAACAATACTTCACAATCTATACCAGGATTTCAAGTTTATAAACACTTTGAGCATGGAGATAGTTATTGGAGAAATATTAATCTTAAAACTAAGTTACCTACTGGGACTAGGTATGTAAGGATTCGTGTTTTTGCTAAAAAATATTATGACGATTATAATACTGATGTATTCGATTGTTTTAAAGCTCAAATTACACATTCACCACAACTTAATACTATTGGTATGCCAGAACCTATAAAATTAGTTGATATAGCACCGCAAACTTCAAAAAATGTTTATCTTAAGACAGATTTTCCAGTAGGGACAGTAGACAAAAATTATGAAACAAGATTAAAATGTTGGTGGGGGGCTCAGGAGGAATAAAATATGGAAGCAGTCTTTAATAGTATTAATTCATTTAGTGTAGACGAAGATAAAGTGTCTGAATTTCCTGCCAAACGTAGGGTTAAGTTGGATTGTGGGGAAGATGGTGTTAGATATGCTTCAGTTGTTTCGGCTATTTTTACAACTACCACTATAGTTACAATAGATGAAGATGTAGTTACTACAAATTTAACAGAGGTGTGGTATAGTGTAGTTAAACCAGGTCAAGAAGGTAATTTACCAGATCATTTTCATACAAATACTGAAGGTGATGGTGGGCATATTGAGCCGCCACCTTTAGATTTTATAAGTCTTACTGACACGCCTTCCACCTATTCAGGAACTGAAGGTTATTTTGCCAAATCTACTGGATCAGGTGTAGAGTGGGTTGCTGCTAATTTAGATGTTGAAGGTAGTTTATGGTTTAATGGTACAGATAGTCCGCCAGATCAAGAGCTTGGTGAACAGAATTCTTTTTATCTAAATACGGTTACCAATGATATTTATAAGAAAAATTTACCTACATACTCTACTACAAGTGTTTTTATAGGTGGTATAGCTTCTGCTAGTAGTACTTATAGTAGTTGGGTTCCAAGCCAGGTAGTGGATGGAAATACTAGTACAAATTGGTATGCGTATTCTGACGAAGATGAATGGTGGCAGTATGACTTAGGGGCAGGTAATGAGACACAAATTTTAAAGATAGTTTTGTATCCTGTTTGGAACAGGTTAAAAGACTTTAATTTTTTAGGGAGTAATAATGGAACAGATTGGACTATTTTATTAGAAGGTGTTTGTTCGAGTAACCCAAGTACATTTGAATTTGAAAATTCAACAAAATATAGGTATTATAGATTACACATTATCAATGATTTATATACTGAAACAGCCTATACAGGTATAAAAGAGTTATATTGTTATACTGTTACTGAGTTTGATTGGCAATTAATAACTAATGTTGGAGGGGCTTCTACATTTGTAGATCTAACTGATACCCCTTCAACTTATTCAGGCGGGCAGTATTTAAGAACCACTTCTTCTGGAATAGAAAGTATTGACGGTATAATAATGAAAGCACCTAATGAGTCTGAGTGGTTAATACAAGTTACTAATTCAGGTACTTTATATACTACAGCTATATAATAAAGTATTATTAGTGTAGATAGAGATCAGTTATATCTTGATTTACTCTTATGGAGGTTATAATAAATGACATCGGATTTGTATTCTTGGGTTGATGTAGAAGATTATTCTTGGTCAGATCAACCCTATATACAATGGGCAATTTATAGTGGGTACTCGCTCAGACAGTTATGGCAAGACACCGATTATGTTTATGTTGCGCTTGTAGATGGGTTAGATATTATTGATTTAAATTCCACTGAAAAAGTAGCTTATATTCCATGGAAAGGTGGTTTTTCTACTGTATGGGCTTCTAATGATGTTGTTTATTTGGGTAGTACTACAGGAGTTAAATTTATAAATAAATCTTCTATAGTAGGGGATATGGAGGACCCTATAAATTTAATCGAGTTTTTAAATAACTATAATTATTATGAACCGGCCTCTATTGATATTAAATATATACATGGTTTTGAAGATAAATTGTCTATTGTGACAGCTTCTGGGTTAGACTTAGTTGATAATTCGGTTGGGGGCTTTAAAAGTTCTACAAATAATGGTAATATTGAAAAATGTTTTTCTTTGCCTGATCGTTCTGTTTATTATACTACAACAACAGGTGTATTCAAATTATACTCATATTTATTTGATTGGGAAGTTCCTGATAAGACGTTTTTGTTTGATGTGGATATAAATGATATATTTGTTACACAACAAACTGCTGTTAGTGGTATTAATAATACATTTTTTATAGCTACATCTTCTGGTGTATATGTTTACGATGAGGATATAAATCAAGTTTTTAATTATTCCACTGAATTAGCCGGTACATCTATAAATATTACTGGTATTTTGGCCGATTTGGATTCCGGAATTAATACTGGTAAAATGTATATAGTATCTAGTGGGGAAGGTGCTGCTTTTTCTATATTTGACTTAAATACTAAAAAATTATGGGATAAATATACTTTAACAGAAAAAGGTAGAGATAACTCACTATTATTATCAGAAGACCTCGTTGATTTGGGGGGCTTTTAATGACAGATTATATACCCCCAAAAGATATTGAAATTCCATTTAAATTTAGTGATGACGGCTACGCACCGCCTGATTTTAACAGCATACTGTCTAAAGATCTTCCTAACTCAGCTAACATATCTCTTAAAAATATTATTACTGGTATTGAAGTATTCCATGAAAGTGATTCTTTAAAAGAGTGTATTACTCATTCGGTAGGGTATTCGTCTGGAGATATACAAGTATTTAAAAGTGGTTGTGTTTATATTGGCATTAGGGATGTTTCCGTATATTTAAAAACAGTTAATTTAAGAAATATACCTGTATATATTAAGACATGTTTAACTGAAGCTATTGATATAGCTACGCAGTTAAAAGGTTGGGATACAGAAGTTATTGCTAATATTAACAATGTTTTTAAAGGTTGGTTAATTGAAAAACCTGTTGAACTGCCTGTATATTTAAAACAAGGTTTAAGAGATCAAATTGATTTAACACAGTATTTAAAAGTTTTTCAATTTCAACAGGATCACTTTATTGAAATAATAAAAGGTTGGAATACTGGTGCTGTCAAAGATTTATTTAATACTGTTAAATCTTGGTATCAAGAAGATTTTGATATTTCTAAATATATTAAATCTACTATACAAGATACTGAAGATTTAAGTACTATTGTTTACAAAATATGGCAACATAATAATAAAGAAGTTAATTTAATGTTACACGGCTGGCAATCAGCTAATTTAAATTTTTTAATGCAATCTTTACATATTGAAGATTTGTTGGTTATGGTGAGGGCCACTTACTTTGGTAATATATCTGCTTTTTTATATCCTATTTTGCCTGTGGATATTGAAGCATCGCTTATGGGTTGGGCTACACAAGATTTATTTATAAATATAGCAAAAGGGTTTTATGGTGGGGATTTACCTATCCAAGTTACTGGAATAGCTTCTGTGAATTTACCAACATATTTGAATGGTAAACTTGGTATTAATGTAACAAAAGATTTAAATTGTATTATGACAAATTTGGCTGTTGGAAATCTGCCTACGTATTTAAATACTATTGCGTATTCTGATTTAAATACCATGTTAACATCATCGCGGTTTACAGCCGATTTGGGATTTAAAATATATCCAAAAATTGTTTTTGTTAGGCACAATATAAATGTTTCTTTTCTAGAACATAGAGATTTAGCGGCTTCCATTAATCATACTTGTATAAGTTCTTCTTTTAATGACTTATCAATTTCAATGCTAAGTAAGCATAAATTCGATTTACCTTCTACTGTTTATGGAAGTGATGGTAGTAATATAGTTGATTTAGGTATTTTTATTAATTCTTATGATTATATAGTTCAAAATACTATACCTGTTAAGTATATCAATTTAAGTCCTAAAACTTATATTAATGCTAATTATAAAAATACACTTATTTATAATTTTAATACGATCGATGTGTATAGTACTGATGTGTTTATGAAAAGTACTGCTGATTTGGCTTATAGTATTACTGGTGATATGTTATATAGTGATTTGGGTGTAAGGGTACATCCGTATTCTAATCCGCATTATGGTACACCTATAACTCAAAAATTTATAATTTTAAAGTTAAAAAATAATATTGAAGATTTTAGGAAGTATGCCCAATTAACTTTTAACTCTTATGTTAACAAATATTATTACTTTTCAGGAAATCAAAAAGCATATAGAGCTTTTAAAAATGATCATTGGGTTGTAAGGGTAGAAGGTTATGAAGCGCTGCCTGTTGGTTCTGGGTTTGAGAAAACCAAAGTAAGCCGTAAATATATTTTTAATTTAAATTCATATGAAACTATTGACGCTGCCATTAAAGATATGATTGATAGAGTAACTCAACTCAGGGATTCAGATTTAGGAGTTTCTATAGTACCAACAGGTGGTGTTTATAATGATTTAAATATTCAAGTGATGCCTAATGATATGTACGGTATTTCAGCTCGTAAAAGGTATTACACTAATAGGATTTTAAGGGGCTCAATTTTAATAACTATACCAATGACTGTTGATTTACCTTCACATATTACACCTAATAGTTTGAAGTGGCAAAATGATTTATCTTTTGGTATAGTAGGTATAGATGATTTTGGTTCTATAAATGAATCGGTGAATTTTAATTTTGAAGGTTCAGGCGATTCAATTCCTCCTTCAGATCAAGTAGACTTTATATTCCCACTTGGAGAAGATTGATGGCGATATTAAGAGTTGGTTTAAATAGGACATATAGAACCATAGAGGACGCTTATTTTATGGCCCAATATGGTGACATTTTACTTATTGATGAGGGTATTTATAAAGAGCAGGTTACTATTAGTGATAGTAAGTATGTACATCTTGTAGGTAATACAAAAGATCCATCTTTAGGTAAAGTTAAAATTGAACCTCCTAATGAGGCTGGTAGTGGGTGTTTAGTTTTTTCACATATTGGGATCACAGTAACAATATATATAGAAGGTATAAATTTTAAACTACCCTCACTTAGTACTTTGGAAGTTGTGTCTGCTTTGGGTTGTTATAATACTAATTTAGTATTTAATAGGTGTATACTAAATGCAACTCATCTACATTCGTATGTATTTGATTGTAATTCCAATGGTGTAACCTCAATAGTTTTAAATAATTGTAACATTATTTGGAAAGATGATTATGTTTATGGTAGTAGTTTAGCTAGACACTTTGAACGTTCTGGTAGATATGTAGAATATGAAATAAATAGATGTATTTTTAGTAATTCAATAGATAATTTAGATCCTAATTATTTTACACTCCCTAGTAAAATAGGACCAAATGAATTAAATACAAGTAATACTGTTTATTCTTGTTCAAACCCATCTGCTTATATGAATGATATGTATAAACTTTTTGATGAGATGCCTAATACTACTACACCTAGTACATCAAACCATGATAATTATACTCTTACATTTACTACTGATTTTGGGAACGGTAACGAAAAAAGAGCGTATTATTTTCGTTTTCTGGCAGCTTTTTCAGATGTTTCTATGTTAGCCCTTTATGGTTCTTATGATGGTGCAGATTGGGTGGAAATTCTATACCGTAACTATTCGTCTACTAGTTATATTTTTTATTTAGATTTGGAAGAATCTTATAGATATTATAAATTAGATGTTAGCATTTCTGATAGATATCCTTCATTTTCTGATTACACGTTAGCTACTGAAAATTTATATTATGTACCTTTTGATTATACATTAAAATCCTGTTTAGTAGGCTACGGTCCATATTATGGGAATTATGTTAATGATGTTATAGATAATTATTATATTAAAGGGAAGGTAAGTGATCCTTTTTCAAAAGCTGAACCAACTGATTCAGTAACTTTTGACAGTTATAATGGATCTAGTGCGTTACAATTGTCTAACGGGAATTTGACTGTTAGTTTACCTGCTTCTTATTTAAATCAACATAAATCCATTAAAGCTACTGTAGGTAAACAGACTGGAAAATGGTATTTTGAATTTAGAAACCGTGAAAATTATACAGCAAATTTAAGTAGGGTAGGTTTTGGTACTTTTGATGCTATTAATGAATATGCATGTGGGGGTGCTGATGCTAAAAGTTGGGCATTAGAATTAGGTGATGGTGTTTTTTATCATGGTAATGAAGTTTTTGGCCAAATTTCTAAAGTCGATTATAATAGTATAGTTGGAGTTGCTTTAGATTTAAATAATAATAAAGCGTGGTTTTCTGTTGATGGTGAATGGGCGTTAGAAGGTAATCCGTCAGATGGAACAAATCCCATATTTACTTTTGATAATACTAAATTATTTCCAATGGTTTCTTTATATAATAAATATGTTTTAGTTCCTTATATAGATGTTATTTTTAATCCTGATGATTTAACTTATGGTATACCAAATGGGTTCGAATATTATAGTGAATCGGTCAAATGGAAAGTAAATTATTATAATGCTAATACCAATGAGTGTTTTGGTTATGTATATACTGATGAAGAAGGTGATTATAAAATAAATACTTCTTATTCAGGAACTCATTTTTTAATATGTAATGATGCTTCAAATAGTCCACCATATGACGATTTAATATATAGCAATTTAATACCAAAGGAGTATGTGTAGTGGCCATTATTAGTGTGGGTTTAGATAAAGATTTTTTAACTATACAAGATGCTTTTAATTACGCATCTAATGGGGACACTATTCTTATTGATGAGGGTGAGTATAATGAATCACTTTATTTTATAAATAAGGCTGTTAATTTAGTAGGTAATACTGATTATCCTTCAGAAGGTAATGTAATTATAAAACCCATTAGTAATTCTACAAGTACAAATTTACTTTTTGATATACCGTTAAGGGTGTTGTACTCCCCTTCCGAACCTACTCAGACTATGTATATAGAAGGGGTCAATTTAATTTCCGCATTAAACAGTTTTGAGTATTCTTTAGTTAGGTTTGAGCAGGCCTCTGCTGGTACTACCTCTTTATTAAATATAATATTTAATAAATGTATTTTGGATGCTTCGAATGGGTCTAGTTGTCCGAGTGGTTGGGTAGTTTTTGATAGTCAACAGACTTCTGGTTATCCTATAAGTGGGATAACTTTATCCAATTGTAAGATACTATGGCCCTCAGAAGATGACTTGTTTGATGATGAGTTTCCTTTAATACCTGAAAAAAATTTAATTAAATGTATATTAAGTAATAGACCTTCTAGAGGTATTTTTGGCAGTGGTGTTGATTTTTGTGATGAATCTGGTACAGTAAAGTTTTCTAATGGTTGGACTGGGACAAAGCACGTAGATGGTGATATTATTTCATACGAATCGCTTGATCGTGATGATTGGTTAGAACATAAATTTCCATCACCCATACCATTAAATCAATTTAGGGTGCATGGGTCTTCTGGAACCTATGCTTATAATGGTTCCGGGTTTACTTTAAAGGCGTCTAATACAGGAGCTTTTTCAGGTGAAGAGGTGATTTTATACCATGATACAAAAGGACAAGGTACAGATTGGGCAACTTATAATTTTGAAAATAGTGTGGCCTATTCCTACATTCGTGTGTATAATACAGGTACATATTGGACTTGGAAAATTACTGAAATGGAGTGTAGGGTTGTTGATTTTGAGGCTGAAGATTATATTTTAATAGACGACACATATGATTTTCAATATGGTCCGAAATATTCTTCCTTTATCACTACAATTCCACCAACTCACTGTTTTTCTGGAACAGTTTCTTTAAATAATGTTCCAGTTTCTAGAGAGTTAAAAATATTTAGGAGGGATAATGGGGCACTTTTGGGCTCAACAACTTCTTATAGTGGAACTGGTAATTATTATTTTGAACTTGCTTTTGGAGGGCACATTGATGTGGTATGTTCAGATGATCTTAGTGAGCCTTATTATAATGACCTTATTAAAGTTAGATATTTCCCTAATTAATATTTAATTTAAAACTGTTTTAATATTTGACAACCATTATTTGTGTATTATATTATACCAGTGTGTGACAAAAGTTTGTTATACTTTTTTAATTGAAAAAATATTTTTAATAAATGTTCTTGACAAGTCTGTTTTATGTGTTATATTATATTTCGTTAGTTGGAAATATTTAACTAACTTTAACTAACTTTATGTATGTATATATATAAAATAATAACAATTAAAAATATGGGGTAGAATTTATGGAGTTTGATTTAAAAGTTCAAGATGCTCAATATGCTATTAAGTTGTTGGGTGTTACTGCTAAACTTAATACTACAGATTTTGAAGGCCAAATCCTTATAAAAGTACTTGAAGATAAAGTACTTTTCATATCTAATAATGGAAGTTCTGGAATTTCTTGTGAAGTTCCAGCAACTATTACCACGCCTGGTCAGGCGTCTCTTTTATTTAGTCAAATAAAGACATTTTTTATGACATTTTCACAATGGGATGGTGAGTATGGTGTAAAAAAGTTCGATTTTAAAACTAAAGATGAAAAACTAATTGTATATGCCAAGATTCATAACGAAAGTGGCCGTATAACTAATAGCCGTCTTAAGTTAGATACACAAGCACCTTCGGCTTTTTTAACTGAGGTTAATATTCAAGAACCCAATCTTATTTTAAATTCTAGTATAATTAAAACTGCTATTGAAAAAAGTTTTTATGCAATTGATAAAAATAGTGTACAAGACTATGTACGTGGGTTGCGTGTTCTTGTTGAAGATTCAGCTGTTAAGTTTACTACTACAAATGGTGCTGTAGTTTCTGATTTTACTATTAAGGGCGAGGGACCCCTTAAAGATGGGGAATACTTTTTATCCTTTGAATTTCTTTCTGGGCTAAGACGACTTCTTACAGATGACACTCAGTTATTTTTTGAGTTACAAAGAACTAAAAACATGTTATCCTTTGATAATGTAATTTATTGGTCAAAGAGTACTATGTATAGAGAATATCCTGAATATAGTAGGGTTTTCGAGCTTGCAGATAAGTCATTGGTCCTTGATAAAAATACATTACTAAATGGTGTGTCATCCATTGAGGATGTTTGGGATTCTGATGATCATAATAGATTGACAATAGAACTTAAAGATAATGAGCTTACTTTAACTACTGACAAAGCTCGTTTTGAATATGGAGAGTTTGAAGGTCTGCCTGATTTTGTAATAGATGTTGATGGGAAAGATTTTTTAAATATATTGAGAACTATCGCCGATGATGAGGTTAGATTGAAATGTGGTGATGAGCGTCAAGGTATGACTGTTGAGTCTGTTGGTTGGGATGACCATCGTGCTTATTTGGTAAGTCTTGTTAGGAGATAACAAATATGTCTGTGGATAAAAAAGTTTTATTGGAGCAGTTAGCTCAGTTAATTTCATCTATAGATACCTTTAAAGAAGGCAATTTTTTGCAACCTACCAGTACTTTATTTGATGCAGTGCTTAGTAATTGTATTTTATTGTTAGAAAAGCATTCATTTGCTGTTACTAAGTGTGAAACTTATACTAATAATATTAAAGATTTGCCAAGTTTAGTAAACCACTATTATAATTTTTTACGGTTTCGATGTGGTAACATTGTAGCTAATAGGGATGCTGGGGCAGATATAGCTGCAGCTAAAGCCTTGATTGCAAATATAGAGAATAACTATTCTTTTAATAGGAAACAGGCATTGGCTTTTGCATCTAAATTAATTATTACTTTGTTTAATAATTTAGACACTTTGAAAATAGAAGGTCATGTGTTAGCTATGTTTCGTGCTGTATTTGGTCAGAAAAAAATGGCTTGGATAACTGAAAGTATTATTACTTGTTTAAATAATGAAGAGTTACGTACGGATAGAGCAGCAGCTCAAGCAGATATTGATACAGAAAAATATATAAAATTAAAGAATGTCCAGTTTGGCTGGTTTAACGGGGAGGAATAGTATGGCTAAAAAAAGTGTAGTTGAGAACACAAACAAATCAACAGATGCCTTAATGGCGGCAATTAAGAAAAAGTATGGTAATGTTATTAACCCAATGTCTGAAAGTGCTGATGATATTAAGACTATTAGTACAGGTTCATTAGGTTTGGATATAGCATTAGGTAGAGGTGGGATGGCTATAGGACGCGTTTATGAGGTGTTTGGCCCCAATAGTAGTGGTAAGAGTACATTGGGTGTCCATGTGGTTATACAGGCCCAAAGAAGGGGTTTAAAGTGTGCTTATATAGATGCAGAACAAGCTGTCGATCCTAAATTATTTGAAAATTATGGTGTAGATCCAGAAAAATTAACAATGATCAAAGCTTATGGCGGAGAGCCTAATTTGGACATTTGTGAGCGATTGATACAAACTGGCGAGTATTCTGTTATTGTTATTGATAGTGTTAGTGCTCTAATTCCATTAGCTGAAGCTGAGGCAGATATGGATAAGGATTCTATGGCGTTACAAGCCCGTTTGATGAGTAAGGCTTTACGTAAAATTACTCCACAAGCTGCTGAAAATAATGTTCTATTAATTTTTGTAAACCAGACACGTATTAAAGTAGGTGCTTACGGTGATCCTACCACCACTACAGGGGGAGAGGCACTTAATTTTTGGGCAACCGGTAGAATAAAGGTACAAGGCCCAGAATCTAAAGCACGTAGATTGGTAGATAAAGCAACTGGCGAAGTATATGGCCATACTACAATTTTTGAGGTTGTAAAAAATAAACTAGGTGAGCCTTTTAGGAAGACAGATCTAAACCTTATTTACGGTAAGGGTTATGATCACGTACAAGAGTTGTTGACTCTTGCTGTTAGTCTGGATTTGGTTGAAAAGGCTGGTTCTTGGTTTAAATATGAAGGTGAAAATATAGCTCAAGGTGAATTTCAGACTGTTGAATATTTGCGTGAGAACAAAGAATTGTTTAATTCTTTGAGAGGTAGTGTAATTAAAATGACAGGATTAGAAAAAGCATATGAGTCACATAGCAACTCAGGTCCACAATATTCTTTTGGAACTGTTCCCGAGTAAACCAGTTAAAAAGGTTTTTTGTGAGCATTATGTAAAATACAAAGGGCACCGGTTATTTTTTGATTTTTATATAAAGAAAATCGGTGTCTTTATAGAGGTTCAAGGCCAACAACATACAAAATTTGTTAGTCATTTTCATAGTGATAAGAAAGCTTTTTTACAACAACGTGAGCGTGACAATTTGAAACGTATTTGGGCAGAAGAAAACGGGTATTGTTTAGTTCGTATAAATTACGATGAAGTTATTACAGAAGATTTGGTTATGGATAAAATAAATAGAGCTATGGAAAATGAAGATGGTTTTTGTGAGTGAGTTATGGCTAAAAAATTAACATATGATTTTGTAAAATCTTCTTTTGAGAGTGAGGGTTATACCCTCCTCTCAAAGGAGTATATTAATAATTATACTAAATTAGATTACAGATGCCCCAATGGCCATGAGCATTCAATAACTTGGAAAAATTGGATGCATGGTGATAGATGTCCTTATTGCGCTGGTAATGCAAAATTGAATATAGGTTTTATACGTAAAGAGTTTGAAAAAGAGGGTTATACTTTATTAAGTAAAACTTATTTAAATAGTCATACTAAGTTAAATTATAGATGTCCTAAAGGTCACGAGCATTCTATAACGTGGGAAGCTTGGAGGGTAGGTAACAGATGTCCTTATTGTGCTGGTAATGCAAGATTGACTATAGATTTTGTTAGGAAATCTTTTGAGAGCGAAGGTTACGTATTATTGACCACTACGTATGTAAATAATAGTACTAAATTAAAATATATTTGTCCAGTAGGACATAGACATAGTATGATTTGGAATAATTGGAAAAAAGGGCAAAGGTGCCCAGAATGCTCCAATAATAATATAAAACTAACTATTGATTTTATACACAAAGAGTTTGATAAAGAAGGTTATACACTGCTTAGTAATACTTATGATGGTGCTCATACTAAATTGGATTACATTTGTCCATTTGAACACAAGCATGCCATTACTTGGACTAAGTGGCAATATGGTAGAAGGTGTCCTACTTGTGCAGTTATAAATAATTCAGCTGAAAATCATTATAATTGGAAAGGTGGAAAATCTTTCGAACCATATTGTGAGGTTTGGAAAGATCGGGAATATAAGCAAGACATCCGTGAACGTGACGGCAATAAGTGTCTAAACCCTTATTGTTATGGGAATGATGGGGTTCTTTCTATTCATCACATAGATTACAATAAAAAGAACTGTCACCCATCCAATCTTATAACAGTTTGTCGTTCATGTAATTCTAGAGCTAACACAAATAGAAAATGGCATAAAGCATGGTACCAAGCAATAATGCACAGGAGATATAATTATGACTATAATTAAAATTAATAATTACGATGATAATGGCGGTCCTACAGAGGATTCCATTAAATATAATAAAGATTGTCCTGATTTTAAAATTTTAGACGATGGGACAATTCTTGGAGACTGTAAGTATTGTAATTTAAGTCTTCAATGTAGGCAGGTGAGTGTGAATATGCGGGGTGAAGTTCTTCCTATGGAAGCACACCGTCTTCCTCTTTATGATGAGTTTGGAGAAAAGATTTCCGAAGAGTTGTTTTGCACAGGCATGTTTGACTTTAGACCTTTAAAAGAACGTATTGAAGATGACAAAGTTTCTTAAAAATTTTTTAGCGGAGGGTTGACAATGGACGAAGGTGTACTATCTTTTAATAAGATTGTTGTGGACCAGGTCTTTTTAGATGAGGTTTGGAGGTTTAGTCCTAACAATTTAGATTCTTTGTCTACAGAGACTGTGAGTAAATATTCTTTGGCGCTGGCGCAATATCTAATCTATTTTAAAGCCGAGCAGAATAAAGCTAAAGCTCAACTGGTTAAAAAGAAAAGATTTTATGAGTCTTCAGTTCTGATGTGTTTGAGTACTTCTAAAATACCAAAGGAATACAAAACTAAAGCCGAGAAAACTGAGTATTTGGTTAATACTACAGCTGAGCTCAGCAAGGTTACAGAGGAAATAAATAATCTTGATGAAGAGTTAATTCGTATAGATGGTATTGATAAGGCAATAAGTGAGTATATCGCTACGTTTAAGCGTGAACTTGGTAGAAGAGAACAAGAACTTTTTACCACTAGGCGTGAGAGGAGATAGTTGTGAGTGTTGAGTTAGCTAGAGAGCTTTTTTATAGGCCTGCAGATGAGCGTACTGTACTGTCTTTTTGTTTGAAAAGTTTAGATTTTTATTATGATGTATCATCTAAACTTGAAGCTACTGACTTTTTAGTAGAAGAACATCAACTGATTTATGCTATGATAGGTAATTTAGTTACTAAAGGTGTGCCTAAAATTGATATGACTTTGTTTATAAATCAAATACAAAGTGATGGTGTTATTGATTTAGTAGGGGGTATTTCTTATATACAGTCAATTTTTAATATAGAAGCTTCATCAGAAAACTTTAGTATTTACGTGGAACAAATTATTGAAGCTAGTACTAAATATAAATTGTACCTTGCTTTAAGTGGTCATACAAAAACTGTTGAAAATAATAGTCAATCAGGTAAAACTAGTGCTGAGATTATAAATCAAGTAGAAACTAACATGTTAGATATGTCTACTAGAGCGTCTATAAATGATGAGCCTATTTTATTTGGTGAGACATTAGATGACTATATAGCTGAACGTAAAGATGAACATGTAGCTATGACTGGTTTATCTACTGGATTTCCCATACTTGATAGACAGATAGATGGTATGATTCCTGGTACTCTTATGATTATTGGTGCTCGTAAGAAGATGGGTAAGAGTACTTTTCTAACCAATATAGCTATCTACAATGCCTATAAACAAAATGTACCTGTACTTTATATAGATACAGAGATGACGTATACTGAATGGAAAACCAGAGCTCTTTCTATAATATCAGGTGTTAAAGAGCGTGATATTAAACATGGTGGTTATAGTAGGGAAGATTATGGTAAAATTATGAGGGCAAGAAATACTATTGCTAATGATGGTAAGATATTCCATAAGTATATGCCTAATTATAGTGTAGATAAAGTGGTGGCTTTGTGTAAGAAGTATAAATTAAAAGAAGATATTGGATTGATAGTTTTTGATTATCTGAAGGAGCCTGATCTGGCATCGACAGATGGTACTCGTAAGGAATATCAGTTGTTGGGTGATATTACTACTAAACTTAAAGATTTATCAGGTGTTTTAAATATACCTGCATTAACTGCGGTTCAGCTTAATAAGCAGAATGATGTTGCTGATAGTGATAGAATTGCAAGGTTTGGTGATATTGTGGCTATGTGGGCTTATAGAACTGAGGAAGAGAGAAAACAGTGTGGTATTGAGGGTGGACAGTATAAACTTGTTATAAAAGATACTCGTCGTGGTGGATCTACGCCACAAGAGGGAATAGGTTATACTTTCTTTAAGAGTAGGCTTCTTATTAGAGAAGTCCCTCCGGGTGATCAGTTTTTTATGCAAGCTGGTATGGAGACTACTAATACCGATGAACTTGATGAAATGTTTTCTGACGATTTGAATCCTTATGTGGAAGGTTATAATGCAGACGAGCTTGGCTAAAAAAAGATCTATTAGAGATAGAGTAGATGCTGTTAAAGATTTATTAGATCCTGTCTATCTAGCAGAAGCTCTTGGATTTAAGATTACAAACGAAACACCTAAAGAAGCTAGGGCAGCATGCATAATTCATGGTGGTGATAATGCAACTGCATTTAGAATTAATAAAGATTTTAAGACTTGGACTTGTTTCACACATAAATGCCATGAGTCTTATGGTAAGGACATGGTTGCATTAGTTAGAACTGTAAATTCTTGTGGTTTTATAGAAGCATTGGAGTATTTGGAAAATTTAGTAGGTGTAGACTCTGTGTCCAGTGGTAAGTTGTTTGCTTATAGACGTAAACGTGAACGAGAAAGCTTTATTAATAATTCGATGGTTAATAGAAGTAAACCATCAGTTGTAGATGAGCAACGCTTAAAATACTATAAACCATTTAGGTCTAATCATTTTAATAATGATGGTTTTAGTAATGAGACATTGGATTACTTTAATATAGCTGGTGGTTATACGGATGCTGAGGGTACTGTTAGAGACATAATTCCTATATATGATGCTAATAATGGGTTGGTAGCTTATAGTCTTAGAGATATTAGTAAAAATGTTAGTGATGGTAAAAAATACATACTTACACCTAATTTTGATAAAGATAAGGTTTTATATAATTTAAATAGTATTAAAGAATCAGCTGGTAATTCACCGTTGATTTTAGTAGAAGGTTTTAAAAGTGTATGGCGTCTCTATGATTATGGTATAACTAATGTAGTAGCCTGTATGGGTGCCGGAATCACTGTTGGTCAGGCTAGTTTGTTGTATTCGTTTGCACACTCTGGGATAGTTATGTTTTTTGATAATGATGAAGCCGGCGCAGATGCTATTGGTAGAACATTCAATTTATTGAATGGTAAATTAAAAATGTATGTTGAATTTATATTAGAAACAGATGAAAATGGTAAAGGATTAGATCCAGCAGATTTAACTAAAGAACAGGTATATTACTACTTGTCTAACTATGTTTAAAATATTTACTTGACAAATAAAATATGTGTGTTATATTATATTTGTAAATAACGAAAAGCTCAGCCGCGCGAGGTGAGTGTGATTATTAATATATAAAGAATAAAGGAAATAATATTATGTTAGGAAAAAATTTTGTAATTTTGGTAGGAACTATTTCACGTCCAACTTTTAAAAATGTAGGACAGTACAACACTCCACTTTTTAAAGGTAGTTTGGTTATTCCATTGGCTAATGATAAGAAGCAGTATATTAAGATTGCTGCTTGGGCTGATGTTGCTGAGGCTTTGAAAGATGTAAATCCACAAGATTATGTTAAAGTTCAGGGGCATATCGAGGAAAGTTCTTATGACGGTAAATGTAAACATTGTGGTGGCGCTGATAAAAAATATTGGACTGAAGTAGTAATTGATGCTTTTGCTCCAGCAACTGATGAGGATTTAATGTAATGACCCAGGAAAATATTTATGTAGGTTTGCCAACTATGTGTTTGTTACCTTTAAATAAAACTAGATTTAAAACAATAGGTTCATTAAATATAACAATTACACGTAGAGGTGTCTATAATGAAATCGGCCCAGAAATATTCGATAAAGATTCTGGCAAGTTTGATTTGTTAGCTAATGATACTATATATTTACCATCAATCACTAAAGTACTTCTAGCTGAAAAAAAGTACCCTTCATTAGAAGCTAATCAGATTTTTTCGCCATTTGGTCTTGTATTTGACGATGAAACTGTCAGTATTGATGGAATGGTTTTGGAGATTTTAAATGTAGAACAATAGGAGAATCATATGGAAAGAACTGATGAAAATACTACTATGCAAGATACTCTACACACCTGTTTAAGATGTGGTGAGCGTGCACATGAGTGTGAAAAAGATGTGTATAGATGTGATGATTCTAATTGTGGGTTTGTTTGGAAGGTAGAGTGTTGTGACAACTAAAGATTTTTATAGTATACTTGGGGTGGAAAAAAATGCTGATAAGCAGGAACTTAAAAAAGCTTATAGAAAATTAGCTATTAAATATCATCCTGATAAAAATCCTGGAAATCTTGAAGCGGAAGAGAAGTTTAAAGAAATTTCTGAAGCATATGATGTTCTATCAGATGATGGAAAACGTGCAGAATATGATAACCCCTCACCATTTGGTGGTGGGAACCCTTTCGCTGCTGGAGGTTTTAATCCTTTTGATATTTTTTCAAATATAAATAAACGTCGCCAAGATCCAAATGCGCCTCAGCAAGGAAGAACTGTAGTTTTAGAAACGCCAGTTGCTTTTGGAAAGTTACTTTTGGGTGGTGAAGAAGATGTAGTTTTAAATTATGAGGATATTTGTCCTGTTTGTAATGGTCGTGGTGGTGAATCTTTTGAGGTTTGTTCTGTTTGTAAAGGTTCTGGTATGATTGTTCGTAGAAATAATAGTGAGGGTGTTCAAATGTCTACTGCAGCACCTTGCACTGCTTGTAGAGGAACAGGTAGACGTGTAGTTAATGAGTGTACCGCGTGTAATGGTACAGGTATTAAATATGTAAATAATAAATCTGTACGTATTATTATACCAACAGCTGCTAAAGATGGTATGAAATTACGTCTTCAAGGGCAAGGACCTAAAGGTAAAAATGGCGGTCCTTCTGGAGATATTATAGTAGTACTTAGATCTTTAGAACCTAAATTAGATGTTCTTAGTGATGAGGAGTTGGAGGTTTTAAAGAAATTGTAATGAGTTCTATTAGAGTATTTAGTTTAGATATTTCAGCATCATCTACAGGGTGGTCATATTATAATTTAAGGTATAATAATACAAAATTTGGAACTATTAAAACTACAAATAAAGATAGTACTTCTATAAGATTAACTTATTTTAGAAAAACTTTATTAAAGCTTCTTAAAAAGTACAAGCCTAATATAGTACTTATTGAGGATACTTTTGTAGGTAGGAACCCGGCTGTAGTGAAACTTCTAGCTAAGTTTGGTGGGGTGGCGGAACAGGTGGTATATGAGTTTATTGGCGCTGCCCCTATCATTATAAGTAATAAGACTGTTAAGGCTTTCTTTTGTACTAAAAAGAAAGAGGACCTTTTTGAGGTTATACATGATTTGCTTGGTTGGACAGATAAAGAATCTTTTAAGACACATAACGATGTGGCAGATTCTATAGCACAATACATATATTATATACATACAGAGGGGTATAAAATTATAAAAGAGGAAAAAGAATATGGATTCTTGTACAAATAATGGTATTAGGGCGCATGCCTTAAAAGAAGCTTTTAAAACTGAAGTGCTAACTCGTTGTGTAGCTATTTTTAAGAAGTCAGGTAGAAATCTTACCGAAGATGCTAAAGAGTTTCTTATGGAAAATATTGGAGAACGAGTAGACGAATTTGATATAACAAAAACTTATGATTTGGATTGTTATTCGTTTTATTTCCCAATAGAAGATTCTGAAGAGGAAGAAGAAGTGTTGTTTGTTAAATCAGAAGACGTAACTGATATATTTGCTGATTTCAAAAAACAGTTGACTAATGCACTTTTACAACTGGTTATATATGATCTAGAGTTATTTTTAGCAAGTGAGGAGACATAATAGATGGGCAAAGTTATAAAATTAAGTGCAACTAGAATTAGTTCTTTTTTACGTTGTAAAAAAAGATATTGGTTTGGTTATGTAGAACATTTACCTAAACTTTCTAACCCATCATTTAAGTTGGGTTTGGCTTGCCATGAATCTTTAGAACTAGCGGGTAATATATGGATGGAAGCCGGGCAGGATAAAGAAAAATTTACAAAGTCCGAAATAAAAAAGATAATGGCTTATTATGATAAAATATCTGTTAGAGAAGGTATAGAAGAACTTGATGTTCATGCTGAAGGTAAGGTTCTTGTTAAATCTCGTTTAGATTCTTTTAAATTAGGAAAACGTATAATTAATTTGGAGTTGCCATTTGGTTTTCCTAAAAGCAAATATCCAGACTTAACAACTACCCAAGGAGTGCCTTTAATTGGTGCAATTGATAAGGTTGTAGAGCTTGATGAAGATACTTTATTAGTTATAGATTATAAGACTTCTAAAACTGCTCCTACACCAGATCAGTTACGAGAGGATTTACAGTTATCTTTATATGATTTGGTGGCCGGTATGTTGTGGCCTCAATATAAACGTGTAGTTTTGTGTTTGGATATGTTAAAAAGTGAACCTGTATTTACATATAGAACACCAAAACAGCGAGAAGAGTTCAATGACTACCTTACTGAAGTGCATAAGCAGATGACAGAGCTTAAAGAAGAGAAAGATGCACCAGCCTCATTGAATATTTTCTGCCCCTGGTGTGACTTTCGGGATTATTGCCCTGCTTATGAAAAAGCATGTAAAAAATGTCAGCAAGAATTTTTACCACTGTCTAAATTAACAGATAATGATATAATTGAAGAATATAAAAGAATAACTAGTACAATAAAAATACTTGACATGCGTAAAAGAGAGCTTAATATGTTAGCTATGGAAAAGATACAACGTGATGGTACTGGTTTGAAAGGTGATGAAGAGCAGTTGATTATTAGACAGAATGCTAGAACTAATTACGATCCTAGAGAAGTTGCTAAAATAGTTCCTGTAGAAGATTTGATTGGTATGATGTCGTTAAATAAAAAAGCTGTGGATAATTATTGTTCACAAAATCCAGCAGCAGCTAAAGCTATACAGAATAGTGCTACTACCAACTATACAACGCCCTTCCTTGCTACAAAAAAGATACCAAAGGCAAAGAAAACAAAGAAGTAATTTGATATGAAAAAATTAACATATGAATTTGTAAAGTCTAAGTTTGAGGAGGAAGGTTATGAGTTATTAAGTACTGAATATAAGGGTGTACAATACAAATTAAAATATAAGTGTCCTAATAATCATATACATCAAATTGGATTTTCTGAATGGCAGAAGGGGCAACGTTGCCCATATTGTGCACATGATAGTTATAGATTAAAGTATGAGGATGTTAAAGATAGTATAGAGTCCGAAGGATATACTTTAATTAGTAAAATTTATGTTAATAGTAGGACTAAATTAGACCTTGTTTGTCCTAAAGGGCATAGTACTTCTATGACTTTTGGTAATTGGCAATCTGGATTTAGATGTAAATATTGTGCTAAGAATGTAAGGTTTACTATAATTTTTGTTAGGGAACAATTTGAAAAAGAGTGTTATACACTTTTAACTACTAAATATATTAATCAAAAACAAAAATTAGATTATAGATGTCCGTATGGGCATGAGCATAGTATAACTTTTACCGATTGGTATAACGGTGGTTATAGATGTCCTACATGTCATGCTATAAAAATATCTGGCCCTGGAAATTATGCGTGGCGCGGTGGAATTTCTAATGAAGGTTACTGTTCTGTTTGGAAAGATGTAGAATATAAACAGGATATAAAAGATCGTGATGGTAATAGGTGTTTAAATCCCTCTTGTTATTCAAATAATCCATATGACTTAATAGTGCATCATATAGACTATGTTAAAACAAATTGTGGTCCTGAAAATTTAATAACAGTTTGCAGAGCATGTAATAATAGAGCAAACCAAAATAGAAGATGGCATAAAGCTTGGTACCAGGCTATTATGTATAGAAGATATAATTATATTTATTAAAGGATGATAAAATTATGACAAAAAATAGAAAACTAAGTAAACAAATTTCCAATAAGACTAAAGTTTTGGCATTTTGCGATGCGCCCAATACAGCAACTGGTTTTGGAACTGTATCTAGGAACATTTTTGAAGCTCTTTATAAAACTGGTAGATATGAAATAGACATTATTGGGATTAACCATTGGGGAGATCCACATAATTTCCCTTATCGTATTTGGCCTGCCGGTATTAATGGTGACAAGGACCCTTATGGGCGTAGAAAAGCTGCCGCTATGATGCAACAAATGGATTATGATATCTTGTTTCTTTTACAAGATAGTTTTATTTTAGATTTTATGCCGCAGGTTTTACCAGCATTGAAAGCTCAGGGCAAAAAATTTAAGTCCATTTGTTATTATCCAATTGATGGTAGGCCGAAAGAAAGTTGGATAAAGAATGTGACCACCGCTGATCATGTAGTTACTTACTCACAATATGCTGTGGATAATTCTAAACTTGTTTATCCAGATGCAGGTGATATAGGTATTATTTATCACGGAGCTAATGTTACTGATTTTAGAAGGTTACCAGAGCAAGATGTAATTAGTTTTAGAAAAAGTTTTTTCGGTAAAGGTGCAGATAAATTTATAATTACAAATTTAAATAGAAATCAACACAGAAAAGATATCCCTAGAACTATTGCAGCATTTAAAGAATTTAAAAAGAAAGTACCTAACTCTTTACTATACCTTCATATGGCAGCTCAAGATCAAGGGTGGAATTTGAATGAGGTGGTCAAGTCTTATGGTCTTACTATTAAAGAAGATGTAGTGTTTCCTGAAAATTTTGGCCCAAATCAAGGTTATCCTATTGAGGTTGTGAATGCGCTTTATAATGCTTCAGATCTCATTGTAAGTACAACTTTGGGTGAGGGTTGGGGAATGAGTTGGTGTGAGTCTATGGCTGCAGGTACA